ATGTGCTGCGCGAAGGACTTCGTAGCAAGGTGCTGAAGGTGCGTGATGGTCGCGCTGTGGAACATGGTTCCGACAAAAAGCGCAGCGGTTTTTTCGTGCGAAGCCATTACTGCATCATCTCGTAAAGTTTGGACTTTTTGCGAAACCGATAAGGCAGCGTTTGTTGCTTTGCTTTTCCACCTTCGACTGCTGGCAGGTTCGTGATATTTCTCGGCGCTTCCCCGTAATACGGCAACGGAACCACCTTGTTTTCGCCTTCTTCTTCGATTTCTGGGTCAACCTTTTCAACTTCGACCATCGTCGGCATGATGCGCTTTTTAGCGGGAACGGCAGACTGAAGGCGGCGATTTAGCATTTCGCGCACCTCCTCTTCAGTCATGTCCTCTTTGGCGTCATTCAGCGCATTGAACGCAAGCGCCAATTTGTCTTTACGAGTGTTCGGCATGGAATTTCCCCCACTTTGGGTTAGGATAATGCTAGACCCCTACAGGGAAGGATGCAAGCATGACTACTATCTCCGACGAGTACCGCGCCCAGCAGGTTGAACTGCACATGAATCCCGCCTATGGCGTGGCTTCAGTCAGTTTTGCGCCGTTCGTCAATCAACTGATCAAACTCAACCAGTTCGTCAGCCTCCACGATTATGGCGCTGGCAAGCGACGGTTGCGCGAGCATATTGACGTTATCGAATACACCGCATCAGACCCGGCGTTTCCCGAGTATGGCCCGCCCCGAGTAGCCGACCTGACCACCTGCATTGACGTCCTTGAACACGTTGAACCGTCATGCCTTGACGCCGTGCTGGACGATTTACAAACCATCACCAAGGTCGGGTTTTTTACCGTCCACACTGGCCCGGCCAAGAAGTTCCTGACCGATGGCCGCAACGCTCACCTAATCCAAAACCCTGCCCGTTGGTGGCTGCCCAAGTTTTGCGAAAGGTGGGACATCCTCAACGTCTCGCCCACGCAAGGCGGGTTTTACGTCATCGTGCGTGTTCTGGCCGAATCGCGGCCTGATACCGCTCGTTAAGGACTGCTACAGTCGTTACCGGATCGCGGGCAACATAGAATTCGTCACGCGGCGCAAAAATGCTCTGAAACATCTCTTGAGCCGGGCGTAGTTTGCCCGAGGGCATTTTAACTTCCACCCAACACACCCACGGGCGGCCATCTGGTAGTGCGCGGTATACCAGTTTGTCGGGAATTCCGCCGCCTGCGCTTGCGGCGTCCCAGACTGAGAACCCGGCGTTTCGCAGGGCGAGGGTGATCGTTAAATCGTTCCCGTCGCGCCTCGCTGCGTACCTCACACCGCGCCTCGTTGATGCACCGTGTTAGCCATATTTGCCAAAACATTCGGTTTCGACTGTTCAACGGACGCACGTTCTTTCAGCCTCGCAATGCCTCTGTCACCAAAAATCTGCCAGACGGTCGAGCGTAGGTGCGGGTCGCCATAGACCTTAGCCGCATTAGCCTCACGCAGCAGACCCGCCATCTGGTCGCGCAGCCATTCCATGCGATCCTCATGGCCGATTTCATCCTGACGCACCATGTACCGTGCAAACAACGCATCCGCCAATTTGAGTTTAGCGAGGGGTTCAGACAACCGCTGATCCCAGCCTTTTACGCATCGGTGTTCATCGGCGGCAAAACGTTCGTTTTCAGCAGCAATCTGTTTGTCTGTCTTAACCGGCTTTTCGCCCGACACCGGCTTTGCCCGCTGAAGGTCAAACAACCCCTGCCACTGATTGCTTATAGACTGGTTGACGACCGCATCTTGGTCAGTGCCGTACTTGACCAATTTCAGCATCATGGCGTGTTCGGATGCTGGCTTGATCGGTTTGCGTATCGCAGTCCGGTACGCTTTCCACCTATCCCATGCTGACTGGTCAAGACCTTCTAACATATAACCCTCTTAAAACCCTGATGACTGATGGTGATTCCGCACGGTTGAGACGGAGTACGCCTAACGTGGATCGTGCGGAATTGATGACTGACGGAGCCATCCGCTGTCGGCTACTTTTCACGGGTTACCCCGTTGCCATTTGCGCTTCCCGACTGACGCCGCGCACCCACAGGCTGGCTGCCCCGGTGTGGGTTTAGGGTCATCTTGCGCGTAGTTTCCCCGACCAAGATGCCCGAGTAGTTGGGCGTGGTGGGGTGGTTGACACGACTAGAACAGTCCGTCAAACTTCCATCACGCTCAAACCGCAAATTAAGCGTAAGGCAGCCCCCCTGCCGCGTCAAGCCCCCGCCAACCGGGGGCTTTTCGTTTCTGGCTTCCGTGACGGCATCACAGACAATCTTGATGACCGCTGCCCTCTCCCTTGCCTTACGCCGTGAAGCCCTTGCAGACGCACGGCGCTCGCTTATACGCGACCAATAATAAGCACGGTGGTAGGCGGTGCGGCTCATAACGCTTCTACGGCAGCGATACGCTCACCGATCCAACGCATCACCGGCACAGCCATGCTGTTGCCCATTGCCTTGTAACGTGGGCCATCAGGTGACTCTGCTTTGTTGCGCCACGGAATGTTTGTGTAATTGTCTGGGAAGCCCTGTAACCGCTCGCACTCCACGGGGGTGAGGCGACGGACTTGCATGGCGTGCTGAACGCCGGGGAGGTTGCCGCTAGAGCCGCCGCTGCCGACCTTTACTGATGGACTGCACTCTGTAAGACACGGGGAGTCTTGGCCTGCTGTCGGATAGAAGCCTGTCGCCACCGGCTGCGCGACCGCCGCTTGTTGCGACCGAGTAAGACTATCGCTAATGCTTGTATCGCGGTCTGGGCCGGGAAGTTGGCAAGCCTGCGCGTTAGCGTGGAAGGCGACGGGCTGCGCCACAAAGTTGTGGTCACGGTTATGACCCGGGCCTTTGTGATCCGTTGCCATCAAAGTCTCTGCAACGCGCTCCACAATGGCTTTGCCCTTATCAACCCATTGGTTGCTGCCCCACTTGGCCCCGTCATTGGCTTGCAACGTAGGCGCTATGGGGAAGGTTTCTGACGTTGGGTCAAGACGCATTCCAAGGCTTGCTGTAAGGCACTTGGCAGCGTCTTGCCGCGTTTCTCGGCTCGGCGCAGGATGCCCTTGCAGGCTGTGGCGCTCAAATAGAACCGCTGCGGGACGGTGCCAGTCTCCAAGGTATCCGACAACGAACACACGGCGGCGTCGTTGGGCCACTCCGAAGTATTGAGCGTCAAGAACCCGGTAGGCGAACCCATACCCGAGTTCGCCCAACATTCCGAGGAAGGTTCCAAAGTCCCGTCCTCCGTTAGACGACAAGACACCGGGGACGTTCTCCCATACCAACCAGCGGGGGCTATATCGTTTAGCAATGGCACCGTAGGTAAGCATGAGGTTGCCACGCGGGTCTGCCAGTCCTTTTCGGAGTCCTGCAACGCTGAAGGACTGACATGGGGTTCCTCCCACAAGAAGATCGATTGGTTCATTAGGCCATGCCTCGTATTGGGTCATATCCCCATAATTGGGAACGGTGGGGTAATGGTGTTTCAGTACGGCAGACGGAAAAGGCTCAATCTCGCTGTACCACGCGGCTTTCCACCCAAGGGGATGCCAAGCCACCGTGGCAGCCTCTACGCCGCTGCATACGCTTCCGTAAATCACCTGGGACGGGCCACCTTGCCCGCTTCATATTGCCAACGCCGAGCCTCTGGGACTTTGCCAGCCTTAACCCATTGCTGCACTGCCGCTCGGGTAACGCCGAAAGCCTTGGCAACAGCATATTGGGAGCCGTATTGCTTGATTAGTTGTTGAGGTTTCATAAAAAGGGAGGATAGGGGGGTTGACACGGCTTGTCAAGGCAACTATCCTATGCCTCGTTGACAAACACAACGGAGCAATAGAAATGCCTACCTTTGAAACCAAAATCTACGCAATTGGCGTTTACTGGCAAGCCGAGATTGAATACAGCCTTGACGCAAACATTGACGTCACTGACGTATGGCTGCTTGGCTGCTATCCCGAGGGTTGTGAGGCGACACGCGCCGTTGATCGCAACGACTACGACCCGTACCGCGTCCGCGCCGACATCGGCTATTTTTCGCCAGCCGAATACGAAGAAATTCTGCGCCGTTGCGAACTTGACTTCGCCAAACAATGCGCCGCTGCCGAGGAGGCGATGTATGAATAAGCAGCAATCACTCTGGCCGGTAGTCGTCCTGCTCATCATCCTCTACGGCATCGCGTGCATTGTAGAACCTTGTGACGGCCACAGTTGTGACGCGGAGGTGGTCGATGGACGCTGAACCGTGGGGTAACGATGACGCCTCTTGGTGGCATCAACTTGACCTTGAGATGCAGGAGCGCGAACAGCAAGAGCGCATTGAGGCTTGTAACCGCGCCCTCGCAGAACTTGACGCGATCATTCAACAAGAACTAAACAAAATTTACGGGAGCCTGCAATGAGCGAATTGCTAAAGATTAACGTTAACGATCACCTTGAGAAGAAAGGCAACCTGTCCTATCTGTCGTGGGCGTGGGCGTGGGCTGAGGTGCTGAAGATTGACCCGGCTGCGTCATGGGTAGCGCATGAGTGGGCCGACCGCCCTGCTATGTTCTTGCCGGACGGCAGCGCGATGGTGAAGGTCAGCGTGACAGTGAAGGCCGACACCAAGTTGTGCGTGCTGCCCGTCATGGACAACCGCAACCGCGCCATTCAGAACCCAGATGCGTTTGCTGTGAACACCGCGATCATGCGCTGCCTTGCCAAAGCTATCGCCATGCACGGGCTAGGGCTTTACATCTATGCCGGTGAGGACTTGCCGGAAGCCGAGAAAAAGGAACCTAACCCCGAGGTGCTGGCACAGATTTCAGCGTGCGCTGACGTTGCCGCCCTCACCGCGTTGTTCAAGTCGCTGCCGGTGGATGCCCGCCAGTTGCACATGGACGCTTTTACGAACCGCAAAAAGGAACTGGCGTGATGGAACAGCGCACCGACGAATGGTTTACCGCCCGGTTGGGCAAGGTGACGGCATCCCGCGTGGCTGACGTTGTAGCCAAGACCAAGACCGGGTACAGCGCCTCCCGCGAGAATTACATGGCCGACCTCATCGTGGAACGGCTGACGGGGCAGAAAGCGTCCTCGTTCAGCAACGCCGCAATGGACTGGGGTACCGAGCAGGAACCTAACGCTAGGGCCGCCTACAGCGCCCGTACAGGCGAGTTAGTGGAGGAGGTGGGGTTTATTGACCACCCCGCCATTACAGGCTCTGGCGCGTCCCCAGACGGACTAGTAGGGGAAGGCTGCGTGGAGTTTAAGTGTCCCAACACGGCTACCCATCTGGAATACCTGTTGGCCGGTAAGCCGGTTGAAAAGTACGTCACCCAAATGCAGTGGCAGATGGCGTGTACCCGGCGTCCGTGGTGCGACTTTGCGTCCTACGACCCGCGCCTGCCTGAGCATCTGCAATTGCTCATCGTGCGGGTGCCGCGTGACGACAAGCGCATTGCAGAGCTGGAGGACGAAGTGCGTAAGTTTTTGGCTGAAGTTGATGAAAAAGTAACCAAGTTGAAGGAGTTTAATCGTGAGCAATTTTGACCCAAACCTGTCTGGTGTGTTGTTCAAAAACGATAAGAAGGGCAACGAAAAGCGCCCCGACTATCGTGGCAGCGCCGTCATTGACAACGTGGATTTCAACATTTCGGCGTGGATTAAGGCGAGCAAGAAAACGGGCGACAAGTTCATGTCGCTGCGCTTTGAGCCGAAGCAAAAGGTGGAGACCCGTCCGCGAGTGATGGACGAGTCGCCGGTTCCTGACTTTGACGACGATATGCCGTTTTAATATATGAAAATCACACTCAAAGAACCCCTGCGGGTGTTTGTTGGGTACGACAGCCGTGAGGACATTGCATATCGTGTCGCCCGGCAGTCGCTTCTTGACCATTGCAGCGTTAACGTGGAGGTGACTCCAATCAAGATGGAGGAAATGCGCGCTGCTGGTCTGTATTGGCGGGACGTCGACCCTTTGTCGTCCACTGAGTTTAGTTTCACGCGGTTTTTGACCCCAGCATTGGCGGGGTACAAAGGATGGGCAGTGTTTTGCGATGGCGACTTTTTGTTTCGCAAAGACCTTGCCGAAGTTATTTTTTACGAGTCCGGGCAGTATGCCGTGCGCGTAGTGTGGCACAACTACCGCCCGCCAGAGGCGTACAAGATGGACAACCGAATCCAGCACCAGTACCCGCGCAAGAACTGGTCGTCCTTCATGCTGATGAACTGCGGCCACGAAGCTATGAAGGCGCTATCACCGCCGATTGTGAACACTGAAAGCGGTGCGTATTTACATCAATTCAAGTGGCTGCCGGACGAGTTGATTGGTCAACTACCGTTAACGTTTAACTACCTTGAGGGCTGGAACCAGCCGGTAGATGAACCCGACCCCGTAGCCGTCCATTTTACCCGTGGCGGCCCGTGGTTTAAGGATTGGG